ATCGCTGCTTAATAAATGCATCCATTGCATCATTAAGCTCATGGTCAATCTCTTGTGGTAAGAGATTGTCAACCTGGAAAGATGCGATTTTTTGCACCCCCAGGTTGACAGCAATATGCATCTCTTCTATAGTCATCTAAGGTCTTTCAATTGTGCCCTCATTGCGTTTACTTGCCCTGAGTTCTTTTTGTTGTTGAAATATACGATAGCATCGGTAATGTTCTCTCCAATAGTTTCATCTCCATAGATGATTTGATTTCCAATAGTTCGAAGCACTCCCAATTCAATCATTTCCTCTAATTCTGCACGGACATCAAGATTCTTATCTGTACTGTGCTTAAGGAAAGCTGCAGGCTTTTCATCTTTAACACTGTAGAGTTGATTCTCAACTTCCATGTCAGTTAATTTCTCTGGCTGAGATCCTTTAGACAATACACGCAACAATCGTCTCATCTTATCTAAGTCAGAAGAAATCTTGATAAACTCTTTATCAGCTTCCTTCTTGAGCTTAATTGTAGCGTTCTTTTTCAGCAAATCTTTATCTGGATCATAGATGTAAAACTTCTTAGATCCATCTGCATTCATTGCTTCTTCAGAATCAGCAACCTGTCTGTGTTTCATACACCACTTATAAGTAATGTAATCCATTGCATTCTCAGGATTACCGTCCTCATCAGTAGTAATATTAAGTTCCACTCCTTCGAATGGAACTTTGACACTCATGCTAGCCCAAAATGCTTTTTCTTGTTTAGGCCATTGTTCGTGTCCGTATGGGACATCTAGTATTCCAGATAAAAGCTTTCCAGCTTCTTCACCTTCTACTCCTCTAAGAGGCTGTCTTCCGACGTAGATACTCCCAATACTAATTTTTGCGCCTGCACGTACTTCTTTAGGTAAGTGATTCAGGATTTCTTTTCTGCGGATATAAATTTTACGCATGATTTTGTTCTTTTAGAGTTTAGAAAGAATAACTAAGTTGTTCTTTTATTAAGAAGAATAACTTAATGAATTTATGGTAAGTGGGGGAGCCACTCTTTAGTAGCCCCCCCTTTGCAAACCAAACACAAATTACGATGCCACACACTGAAGGTCTAAGCTCGAGTGTCAGACTCAGCAAATCCTTTTGGAACTACTGAACCTGCAACAGCCCAACGCAACATTTCACGACCCTTCTTATTGATCATCTGGAGGTTGTTCTCTCCGTCATAAGATGATTGGTCAACGAAGGTCATTCTGTAAGATTCCAATGGCAATCCAGATTCTGGGTGCTTAGCAGAAGCTTGAGCAACTGGGCCATGGTCAAACAATGGAACTTTTACTACGTTCACTCTGTGACCATCAATGTGATCGTAAGAAGTGAAGTAACCAGTGATACCCAAGTTACGACCTGAACCAGTGATGAACTTAGATTCAGTAGTTTGGAGGTAACGACCATTGGTAGCATCTCCGTAGTAATCACGCAAAGCCTTATCGAATTCACGTGCACCACCAATACCAGTGTACAAAGTAACCTGCTTGTCAGTAGCATCAGTCATACCGTAGAACAAATCACCAATAACATTCTCAATCTTAGACTGAGTCAAAGTAGAGTAAGTATCCTTGTTGATGATTTGCTCGAACAAACCAGGACCAGAAATAACTGGTTGCCCGTTCTCGTCCAACATTTCATTTACACCGTTGTCACCATAAGTCTTCTGTCCGTACCAGTAGTACATTTCACACTCTTCCTTAAAGCGGAGCATGTGGCGGTACTCTTCGTAATCCATCCACAACTTAGTGGTAGAACCTTGCTTAGTTGGGAGAGAGAATTGAGCAACATAGTCCTTAGCGTTACCAGAGAAGTGGTAAGACTTACGTACAGTACCAATCTTAGAACGAACCAAACCTGGTGCACTCCAGTTAGATGCATTTCCACGAGAGAAGTCAATACCTACTGATGCAAACAACATCCCGAACAAAGCACCTGCTGCAACGTCGTCACTAGGCATAACTGATTGGTCAGGAGATACGAGCTTCAAAGAATACTCATAACCACCTGCAGATGGAACAGGCTCAGACATGATGCGAGCCAATACACCTGACTGAGATACCAAAGTGTAAGGGAAAATGAACCACTTGTCAGGGAAAGTAACCTTGAAGATTGAACCGCCTGCACCATCACCGCTAGAAGCAACAACAGGTCGAACATTTACTTCGTGAGTCTTCACGCGGTACTCATACTCGAAGCGGTCGATAGACTTAGTGTTACCAACACCCTCAGTCAAGAATGAGAGTGGGAACTTCTTTTCCTCACGACCTGCGAGGTGAGTAATAATTGGAGACAACTCTTCTGGTTTCTCCATCAAAGCATTAACCAACGAGTTGGTGTCGGTCATCTGCTGGTCATTGTAGTACGTTTTCAGTACTTGAGTTAAAGCCATGATTTTCTAATTTTAGTTGTTTTTATTGTAACATGCTGCCTAAGTCCAGCTGATCGAAATCAACATTAGTAGACCTACGTTGTTGCTTTCTAGCAGACTTAACCCGCTCTTCATTTGATACAATTCGTTGTCTTAAATTCTTAGCAGCTTGAGTCTTAGCTTTCTTTTCAATTATTCCATTAAGGTCAAACCCGCTATACAGCATGTAATCTATAGCTAGTTTGATATCTGTCCCTGCTTCTTGATAGTCGAGATCACGTTGTGTCTCTCCATTCTTTCCGATAGGTTGAGATATATAATCGAAAAACTTTGATTTTTCTCTATCTGGGATTCGGACCCCTGCAAATTCATTACCTGATTCAATTGTGTCTGCAACCTCTCCCCAAAACTTCTCTTGTTCTTCTTTCTGTCTTTTATACTCTTCTTGCTGCTTTTGTAAGAATTGCTTTTGCTCCTCTTCTTGATAGCTAGCAAGTTGTTTTTTTGCTTTTTGAGCATTATTAAACAGTCTTCCAGAATCTTCGTATGTATCAATAGTATCTTGGATAAAGTCACTATCGTGACCTTTAAGTTGTAAGAATTGAGCTAGTATTGCACGTTGCATACTAACATCTTCTTCTTTTACCTCAATAGAATTGTAATCTATTTGCTGGCCCTGCCTTTGAAAGAACTCACGAGAATCACCTCCCGCTAGTACGTAATCAAGATGTTGTTGAATCTCTGGAAACTGATTAAAGAGTGCTTGTAGCTGTTCTTCTGCTGCATTTTGGCTAACTTCTCTAACCATTTCGGTTAGCCCTTCTACAGAGTCTTCGTAATCGCCTTCTAATTCAAACCCTAAGGTTTTAGCTATCTCTGCGGCTACAGAACTTAACTCTTCAGTTTCTTCAACATCTTCTTCATATTCCTCCGAGTCGTCGTCTTGGTCTTCACTGGTATTTTCTTTGACCTCAACTTCTTCTTCTACGTCCTCAACGTCTTGAGGATTAATATCTTCTACGTCTTCGATATCCTCGATATCTCCAACTGTATCAACTCCTTCACCAAGAACATCATCTAAGGTGAGTGAATCAATGTTTAATTTGTCGTTTGGCATGAGTACAAATTTATTTTAGTTTACTTATTTAAAAACTATAAAATTATCTTTTATAGGTGTAGTTATAATATATCACTTACGCAGTTTAAAGTACCTTTTAATCCCCAACTTTCCTCCTCGTTTTTGAGTAGTTTTCATGCACTCTCCTCCAGGACAATTGTCTTCTGCGTACCTATCCATCCACCACTGCATTGTTTGTGCATACTCATCAGGAGTCTTGTTTTTCTTATCCTCTGGAACATTAGGACCATACTTATCAGGGAATACCTCTGCTAAATCTCTTTTATCTCTAACTACATACCCTAAGTACTGCCTAGTTCCTTCTCTCCCAAGCATATTGATTATACCTGCAAGCTGCTCTGCAGTATACCCTTTTTCTGCAATTTGTTCAGGGTACCTTTCATACATATGCTGAAGATGATTCAGCATTGATCTCTCATCATTCAATCCCTGGTAAAGTCTTCTATCAAAGATGCTATCCTGTGCAGCTATGTTTGTACTAAACTCTTCTCGTGTTCCTGGGTAACTATCCTTTATCTCACTAAATCGTTGTCCGTACAATCCAGTTGCTGTAGATCCAGGATTCATCATATTAACACCACCACTGCTTTCTGTGCCAGCTATCCCAACTTTTAATAGTTCAGAATCTATCCCAAATAGAGGAGGATTCCCAGCTTGGTATTTACGCATTCCACCATACTTAAATCCCCCAGGAGGAGTTTCTATTGTTCTCCATTTTTCTTTTCTTGGTTTTGCGTTTTGCCTAAAAGCGCCTTGCATTTCCTTATCAAATATGCTGCGAAACCATTGTTTTTTATTTGGATCCCACATGTTTTCCCCAATTTGATATTGACTTGTTGACACTGAAGGATCTTGTCGATAAATTGGAGTTGAGTTTAAATATGTAGGTATTTTAGGAATTTGAAGTTCTGGAGCTTGAATAGAAGTAGAAATTTGTTTTGGTTGGATTAAAGGCAACTTAGAGCTTAATATTACTTCTTGTTTTGGGGCTACATAATAAGGACTGTCTGCAGTTCCATCAAAATATGTATAAGAAGGCTTAATGGTTGGGTGCACTAAGTCTGGGGAAGAGTGGTACATTATGTTGTCATCTGTAAACCCAAGAGATTTGTAATAATTAATTAATTGCTCATCTTCTTTTCTAGCAGTAGGGTTATAATCTATTTTACCGTCTCCGTCTTCATCTTGAAACTGGTCTTCTTGACTTTGGTAATCGAGTGCAATAGCGTATCCTAATATTGGATGGTATTTTGGAGTTCTTGCATCTTGTAATTGTTCAGGGGTCCAATAATCAATGTTGTCAGTTGATTTATTGCTTCCAGGACCCATAAGCCTATCTTGTGCTAAAGTAGCTAAATTTAAATTTAAGCTGTCATTGTAAGCGATATACCTAGGATCATTTTTACTGCTAGCATAATATGGAGGCAATCCATTCTGAGCTTTGCGTACTCCACCGTTCTTTTGTTGAAATGTTTTTGCGGCAGATGCTTGCTTGTAGTTTTTAGCAAAGTATGCTGCTTGTTCAGGAGTATCAAATTTAAAGTCTGCTTTACTTGGGGCAGGATTTGGGTTGTAGCTAAGCGATCCTCCTATGTAATCTTCTTGAACTGTTGGGACTGCATAGCTATCAAAACTTGTCATGTAATGAGTGGACGGGTCAGTTTTTCCAGACAAGAACATTCTTTGTCCGTAGTCTGACCTCATTCGTCTAGCTGCCGGATTACCAGCATTAGCTTCTTGGATAATCTTTAAGCTCATCTCAGCATCAGACATTTCTGGTACTCTTGGTCCTGGCTTTGGTCCTCCAAATTGCATTTGAGCAGGAGTCTCAATAACTGTCCCACGTTGTGGCCCTGTTGGGAGAGACTGTATTCCCGGGGGTACATTCTCGTATGACTTAACTAAATGCCCTTGTTCGTCAAACTTCTGAATGTTAATCGGGGCTTTCATCCCGACTGTGTTAAATGGGGTGTTGGGAGGGACATTTGGAAATACCATACTTTTGTTAATATCCCCAGCCTGATGTGCAGGTCTCAGTCCTTGCTTAAATTGCTGAGGTGTCTCAGCTACATCTATATTATCTTTTTGCTCGAACTGCCCAAGTAAATCTACCCCCTGGTCGTACGCTTTATATACATCAAGTATAGACCCTGGAAATCCAGACTGCTTATGTCGTTGCAACAATTGCCGTCTTGTAAAATTATCCATTACTCACCATTTGGTTCAAGATCGCCCTCCTTACTTAGCGCTTCTCTTTTGAGCTCAATATCTTTTTGCTTAATATCATAGTCTTGCATAATCTTTTGCAAGTCTATATTTAATCTAT